GTATAAGAGACAGTATCGGAGGTTGACGGTGTCCGAGGAGCCAATTGACGGCGCCGAGGGGCCGGAGTCGCGCGGGCGCATCACGTTCGAGACAAATCCGGACCTGCACCAGAGCGCCCGCCTGCTGGCCGCTCACCGAGGCATCTCGCTATCAGCACTGGCACGCGAGGCGCTCGCCCAGCTGATTGAGCGCGCCTCGATCGTCGAGGACGAGGACCTGAAGGTTGGCAAGCGGGAGAGCCGGGCCGAGAAGAAGCGTAAGTTCTTGCGGGCCATCGAACGACGCTATTACCCCATCCTGGCCGCCCGGGCCATCGGAGTCCCGCTCTCGGAGGTGCTGGCTTGGGCCGAAAAAGACACGGAGTTTGCCGAGCAGATAGACGAGGCGGCCCTTTACTTCGTGACTCGGCTCGAAATGACCCAGATACGCTCCCTGCGCAGCACCAAGCGCAATGCCAAAGACCGTTTCCTGTTCTGGCAGTCGTTTATGAACGCGCACAACCCTCACCACGGCCGATTCAAGGCTGATGCGGCGGCGCGAGACTATCGCGGGTTCATCGACGAGACCTACAAAATCATCGAGCGCGAGCTGACCTCGTCTCAGGCCAAGAGCGTCATCGAGAAGATCAAGAAAATGGCCGAGAGGAGGCTCGCCAAGCTGGGAGACTGACCGGTGAATTTTGGGTTCGGCGGCGGCTGGCGGTCAAGGTTGGACGCGGCAGGCTGCCGCAGGTCTTTCGCGATTCGCAGCGCGTTCGAGCGCTTCACCCAGGCAAAGCTCCAGTGGGAAATTGTGGCCGGCGGTCGCGACCTGGTCGCCGACCCGGAGCCGATGGTCGAGTATCAGGGGCGTTTTCCGGACTTCTGCCGGGAGATTCTGGGCGTCACTCCGTGGTCAAAACAGGACGAGATTGGCGAGGCGGTAGAGACTCATAATAAGGTCAGCGTAAGCGCCTGTTATGCGAGCGGCAAAACTTTCATCGCCGCTTGCCTTGTGCTTTATTGGCTCTTCACGCGACGCCCCGCGTTTTGCGTAACCAGCGCGCCGACGACTCGCCAGGTAAAAGGGTTGCTCTGGAGAGAGGTTCGTAAACTCTACAAGCGCTGTGCGAGGGCCCTGAAGGGCCGTATGCTCCAGGCCAAGCTCGAGTTCGCCGACGACTGGCAGGGTTTCGGCTTCTCCACCTCGGGCGACAACCAGGCCTCTGGCTACCACGAGGACAACCTGCTCTTCATTATCGACGAGGCGGCTGGCGTAAGCCAGGAGTCGTTCGACGACTTTGACGGCATTACGGCTACGGCCGGGGCTAAAATGCTGCTGATTGGCAACCCCATCTGCAGCGCCGGGCCGTTCTTCGATTCGCACAAAGACCCGATTATCTCGGAGACCTACGTCCGAATTACCATTTCGGCGCTCGACACGCCGAACTACCTGGCGCGGCGCACGGTCATCCGGGGTCTGTGCGAATACGAATGGGTCGAGGAGCGCCGCAAGCGCTGGGGCACCAGTTCGCCGATGTGGAAAGTCCGCGTCCTGGGCGAGTTTGTGCAGGTTTCGGGCGAGCAGGTCGTGCCAACGGCCTTTGTTGTCGCTGCGCAGGCCCGATGGGAGGAATTGGGCGGCCGCGAAGCTGCGGCCGGCCGTAAAATTCTCGGCATCGACGTCGCCGGCGGCGGTCGAGACGAAACGGTGGTCTACCTCCGACACGGCCGGTTCCTCTGGAGAGTAGGGGCGACCTCTGAAGGTAACCACGACACGCTCTATGACTGGATCGTGGAACTGGCTACGCAGCTGGAGGTCGACTCGATCTACATCGACGCCACGATGATTTCCAAGGGCCTGGCGGACCGCCTGGCCGCCTCCTGCGGCTATGACGAGGACGAGCAACCCCTAGATTTGCCCAAATGCAACGTCGTGCGCATCTGGTCCAATGTCGGCCCAGACGACCCGGACTGCTTTGCCGACCGGGCTACGGAAATTTGCTTCGCGGCTCGCCGGGCACTGGACCCTGAAAACCCTGAAGCCCTGGCTGTCGACCCGACGGACGCTGAGTTGCTCAAGGAGTTGCCGGCGCGGCATTGGTGGTTTGACCCGAAAAACCGCATCAAGGCCGAGAACAAGACCCAATTGAGGAAGCGGAAAATCAAGAGCCCCGATTATGGAGACGCCGCTACCCTCACAACACTGCAGAGAGAGCTGGTGGCGGCGTGAGTTGGATGCAGCGAATCGGCGCCTGGTTTTTCGGCGAGGTGACCCGCGCGCGCAGTGTCGGGCCCGAGGAGTTCGAGGGCATTGTCTCTTCCGCCGGCAACGACCTTCCCAGGCTGCGCTCGGCGCTGGCGTGGACCAACGCCGCCCTTCGATCGCCTATCATCCGGCCCATCGTCGAACGCATCGCGACCGACGTGTCCGAAGGCGAGTATTACCTCACCGACCTCAAAGACGGTAAGCGGGTCCGGCTAGAAGATAGCGCTGGGCCGGCCGATTCGTTCCTGGATGACCCCTGGCCAGGTGGAGCGGGCGGGACGTTCCAGCAGCTGCTGAAGCTCTTCGTGGCCTGGAACAAAGTGACTGGCAATGTTGTGGCCCTCAAGGACTTTTCGGCCCGGGGGCGCCTGGTTGGCCTGATCCCCGTTCCGACGCCCTATATCAGTTGCGTGCACCGCTTGCACGTTGTGGGCACGAATCGCGTTGAGGTCTGGCTCGAGGTCCAGATCCCCGATGCAAAGCGGTGGGTGAAGCTGCCGGCTCGAGACTTTTTCTGGCACCGCGACGTCAGCTGGAACGACCCGAACGGCCCTGGCCGCGCGATCGTCGAGTGCCTGAACGACGAGGTAAACCAGGACGAGGAGGCCTCAAAGTTCGTCAGCGCCTTTTTTGCCAATGGCTGCACGCCGCATATGCTGGTGTCGGTCAAGGAAAAGGGCGTCACCCAGCCCGAACTGGACAAGCTGAAAGCGAAGTGGAAAAAAGAGTATCAGGGCGCCGTTAACGCTTTCCGGGCGATGTTCGTGGCTTCCGACCTCTCGGTTGTGCCGGTCCAATCCAATACGGGCGATGCCCAGGTGCCGCAAGTGCGCGACAAGTGCCGGGATATGGCCCTGGTCGCCTTCTCGATGCCGCCCGAGATTATGGGCATCAAGCACCAGTCCGGGAAGACTTCGACCGAGCAGGCAGACCGCTTCTATCGCCAGCAGTGCATTCGTCCCGAGATGTCGGCAATGGTGCGGAGCTTCAACCGCCAGATTTTCAAGCCGCACTTCGGCAGCGTGCGACTGGCTTTCGTGGACCCGGTGCGCGAAGCGGCCGCCGACCAGTTGAGCAAGACCATACAGAGCTGGACAAACGGGCTGCTGTCTCGAGAGTCTGCCTGCAAAATGCTTGGCTTGCCGGCTCCGCCCCCATCTTTGGCCGGCCAGTGGATGGTGCCCGGGAATATGTTCCTGGTCGACGACAAGGGCCGCGTGGTGATGCAGACCACTACCCCCAGTGGCACGACTGCGGCCCCAACGCCGGGAGGCTCAACGCCGGCAACTACGCCCCCCAAGCTGGGCAATGGCACGATAAACAAAGAGGGCAACCGGGCCCTGGAAAGGTACTGGAATGCAGCTTCGCTCAGTTAGGTCGATGGGAGTCGACGAGCACCAGTTAACCCGAGACGTCGACCGGCCCAAGCGCGAACTGTCGCTGCTGGCCAGCACCAGGGAAGTGGACAGCTACGGCAGCATCATCCTTCCCTCGGCGTTCCGGGACGGGATGGACGCATATATGCGTAACCCCATCATCCTGAAAAACCACAATCGCCGCGGCGACGTTTACGGCAAAACCCTGACCTGGGACATCACGGACGACCACCTGGAAAAAAGGGTAAAGTTCGCGCCCACGAGAGACGCCGAAGAGTTGTTCCTGCTCTACGCTGAGGGCTATGCGCGAGCCTGGTCTGTTGGCGGTGGGGTGCCCTACAAGCATATGGTCAACCTGCTCAGCGCTGAAGAGCAATTGGCAGCACTGCCCGAATTCGCGCGGGCGGCCCTGAAAGAGCGTAAGGCTTTCTGGGTGTTCACGAAGTTTATGCTGCGTGAAACCTCTGCCGTCACTATCGGCGCCAATCCGGGGGCACTCAGTCGAGCCGCAGAGGATGGGCTCATTACGATGGAGGCCGCTCGCTCCTACTACGAGGAGGCCGTCAGCCAGATGTCTCTGCCCTGGCTGGTGCACGAGCGCGACCAGTGGGACCTTGAGGTCCAAGAGGCTGCTCGACTGGGGGCAGACCTGACGCCGATGCAACAACTCGCCTGGGGCGTTCTCGGCAAACTTCAACTTTAGCCGCCATCGGTGGCCTGGTCTAACAAACTGACTCCGCGAGGGGTCGTCAACTGAAAGGAGCCTATGACTAAAACCACCCCTCCCGATCAGCAAAGCATTGCCCGCTTCCTCGATCAATACGAACAGCAGAATCGCCACCAGGCGGAGATGCTCACCAGCGTCAACTCGATGTGCTCGGCCACCAAGGAGGCCATCGAGCAAATGCGCACGGTGCACGAGGAGACCGCCCAGTGGGTCCGAGACATTCGCCAAGCTGCCCACAGGGCCGAAGACGCCGGCCAGGTTCTGGGCGAGGCTTACGGCCAGATGATGATGGCCTTCCATCAGGCGGGACCCGGAGCGTCCGCCGACTCGTTTATGCGCGTCCTGGCCGACAAGGTCGGTATGCCGGCCGAGCGATATCAGCAAGTCGAGAACGCGCTTGCGAGCAATCGTCCCAGTGCTGGCGGCGTGATCATTCCGCCCACGTTCATCGACGAAATTGTGCCGTTCTTTCGGGTCACTCCGACCCTGTTCAGATTGGGCGTCAGGATGATCACTATCGGCGCCGGTGACACCTATGTGCCGCGCCTGATCTCCGGGACCGCGGCCACCTGGCACCTGGAAAACGAGGAAATCGGACTCTCGGAAGAGCCCAAGTGGGGCGCATTGGCGATGCGCCCCCATAAGCTCGGCGTCCGCATCCGAATGTCGACCTCCTTCGCCAAGTCCGGCAATGCGGCCCAAACGGTCGCGATGGACTCAGTCCAGGCCCAGGCGCAAGAATGGTCGCGCGTCCTCTGGCACGGCTCTGGTGCCAAGCAACCGCTCGGAATCTTCTCTGCCCAGCTCAAGGCTCAGCTGCCGCAGTTCACCGAGTCTATCGACGTCAAGGAGCGATCCTTCTGGAGTCGGATGAAGCGCACGTTCCGCAAAGCCAACAAGGGCCAGATCATCGAGGGTCCGGTCTGGTGCTACAACGAGGACGTCACGTGTCGGCTTGAAGAGGCCGAAAATGGCTTCGGAGTCCAGAAGTATCCGAGCCTGGAGCAGGGTCGCCATTTGGGCTTCCCCGTCCAGGAAGACTTCCAGCTACTCACTACTGCGGCCACCCCGGATACCACCCAGGTCGCTCTGGTGGTGCCAAACGAGATTTTCTTCGGTCAGCACCGGATGAACGAGTTGGCCTGGTCTTCCCACAGTCGCTTCTCGTATGACCAACTCGAGATGCTGGTTATCACCGAGGGCGACATCGGCCCGCGTCAACTCAAGGCGATCTGCGTTTCCGAAAGCGGCATCGTCGAAGACGTAGCATAGAGAGGTAAGAGCCAATGAATGACAAGCGTTTCGTCCCGAATGGGACGGTCAATGTCTTCCAGTCCATCGTCCCGCAGGTCGAGGCGGGCGATGGCACCATCAACGGGGTGCCGTTTGACAAGCAGGATCATCCGGACTGCCCCCAGGACTTCCTGGTTGTAGCCTCCTTTGGCGCATTGGGCGGTGGTGGCACGCTGAGCGCTACTGTTACCGTCGAGGAGTCGGATACCGAGGGCAGCGACTACACTCAGGTCACGTCCGAGAACGTGATTTCGGCGCAGTCCCTCGTATTCACCGGTGCGGGGAAGGACTACCTGTCCTGTCTCTTATA